GCGGCACCCTTGAGCGCGTCGACAGGCTTGCCATCTTGGTTTGCCACGTTCAACACGACTGCCTTGGACGCATCGTCTGTCGCACCTTGCTTGGCGGACAACTCGTACTCTTCGTCAGTCAACCAACGCATAGCCTTGAAATACAACTTAGGCGCTTCGGCCTTGGTATCGAACTTCATACGGGTCACGACCATGCTAGGGTCAACAGACTGCGCCACCAACCAACGGGCATACGCTTGGAGTGGGCGGTTCTCGCCGTCTTCCTTGCCGAAGATGGATGTAGCGGGCAAAGCCAACTGCATCACATCACCCTCGACATTGTTAGCCAAGACCACAGCAAGGCGCTGTTGGTAACGGCAAGCACGGCTTTGACCGTTGCCTGAGCCAGCCACGTTTTGTGAGCAACTTGCACACGTATCGGACTGGATGTTGCGGGACTTAGCGTCTGGCTTGTCGCCATCGTTTGACCAGCAGTCAGGGGCGGCGGCTGTCTCGCCATCGTATGCCTTAGCGTAGAAGGTACGTGCGATCTTGGGCGCGGCTTTGACAATCACCACATCAAGGAAGCGTTCGTCAATAGCGGCAACCTCCTTACCCCCAGTTAAGAGACGGAATACACCGCCCTTGATGGAGATACGCTTGCCTGCGTTGCCTGCGCCACCACCCGCTAGGGCTCGTGCTACGTCAGAGAGTTCGCCAGTGCGTGCAAAGGCGGGTAGTTGGGAAGGGTTGAATAAAGCTACATTGCTCATTTAGTTTCTCACTTAGAAGTTGGTTTGCGTACCGATACGTCATACTCTGAATTCGAATTCAGACCCGGGGGTACGACACCGGGGTTTTCGTCAAGGAACTGCTTCATGTTCAGTTGGGCAATCCGCTTCTCGAACAAGTCGAGGGCATCGTGCTCCAGCACAAACTTCTTGAATGAGTCCCAGTCGGCTGTCGAGTAGCGTGTCTTTACAGACAGAACTACTGTGCCTTGGTCAGTGCGAACAGAAGTCACGCCGAGGGCTTGCATCTGTTCTTTCATCGCGTTCTTGATCTCGTCTTGCTGAGCCTTGAGCAACTCCACTTGCGTGTCGTACTCCTTGGTCAGTTCCGAAATCTGGTCGCGCATTTTGCGGTAGACCTTTGCTAACTTATCGAGTGGTATTGTTTGTTCACTCATTTTTATTTTCTCCTGATGTTTGTCTAAGGTTGGACAGTGTACATGAAATTAAATTGATTGCAACTCCTTTCAAGATTTAATTTCGCTCTCGAACAATTGGGTAAGAAGTGAGTGGTCGCTCACCTTGGAGGTCAATGCTTTAAACATCTTCCTTTCTATCGGGCTACCTTCTATGTGTAGAACAGTAACCTTGTCGGACGTCTGACCCTTGCGATCAGCGCGGGCAATACACTGGATGTACTGCTCCACCGACATCAAAGGGCCATAGAACACAACTGTGTCAGCGGCGGTCAAAGTGAGGCCGTGTGCAGTTGCTTGCGGTTGCATCACAAGGATGCGGGGTTCGGGGTCAGTCTGGAATCTGCGGATGATGTCACCACGCTTAGACGCCGGCACATCGCCACGAATCATCTCGGCTGGTATGCCTTGCTTAGCAAGGTGCTTGATGATGGCGTCAATACTACTGATGAACAAGGCGAACACGATGACCTTACGGCTAGTCTCATCAAGAATTTCTTCTAGTACCGCCAAGCGAGGCGCGGCATCGAACTCAACTACTTCACCGGCATCGGTGTAGGCAGCACCACAGGAAATCTGCAACAGCTTGGAGACACCAGCCGCCGCGTTGACTGCGCTAATCGTCTCGCCACCAGTTTGAATCAACATACGTTCTTTGAGTAACTCGTAGTACTTCTTCTGCTGTGGTGTTAGTGGCACCTCGCGGGTCATGGTGATGACGGGCGGTAAGTCCAAGCACTGTTCCTTGGTGAACCTAATAGCGGGTTGCAATGCCTCATGCACAAGTTCAGACGCATTAGCCTTTGGCGCCCACTTGAACTGCGTAACCTTGTTCATCACTGAGTCCCGCCAAGCGCTAAAGAACCGAGGCACGTTGTTGGCGTTAACCAACTTAGCCAAGCCGTATGCATCAGCAGGCGACTGCGATGCAGGTGTGCCCGTCATCATCCACAGCAGGGTATCGGGCTTGACGATGGACTGCAACGACTTCCAGCGCCGTGTGGTCACGGTCTTATATGCGTTGGCTTCGTCCACGATAACCAGATCGAACTTGCCGTTGGCGTTGACCTCGTCGGCTATTAAGTTCAAGCCCTCGTAGTTAGTGATGACGAAGTCATAGTTCTGTTGAACCATCTCGATGCGCCTAGCCGCCTGTGGGTGGTGGGCAATGACTGCACTACGGTGGATGATGCTGGCGTTTAAGTCCTGCATCCATGCTGACTGCATGATCGACAAGGGGCACAGTATCAAACAGCGACGCACCTCATTGCGTTGCATCAGGTAGTCAGCCGCCCATAGCGCAGACAGTGTCTTGCCCGTGCCGGGTTCGGAGAACACAAACGCCTTGCGGTGTAGTGTGAGGAACGCAGACGTATCGATCTGATGCGCCATAGGCTTGTACTTGCCCGGCCAGTTGTAGCGCCTGATGATAGGCGAGGGGACGTTTTTCACGCCCATGTTCTTCAATACTCTTGCTTCGTCTAAGCCCCAGAAGACAGCAACATCGGCAGAGCCGTCCGAGTAGGACTCAACGACTTGACTGCGTGGAATGATGCTGTACTTCTCTGGGCTTCTGGTTCGTAGTAAGAGTGCTTTGTCTTCGATGATTTCCATTTGCTTCTCTAATGTTATTTGTTATCGCCTTCGTTGGCCTTCTTTGGGCGCAATCGAAGGTTGCCGACTGTTGACTTACCGCCCTTGCGTAGCGGCTTGACATGGTCAATGTCTTTGCCTGATCTATCTATTCCTTTCTTGTCATACAGCCGACGTGCCCGCTGGCGCTCATGCTGATCTGATCCGGGTCCCGACTTACCTGTTTGCAAGTCGCGTTGGTACTCTGCTTTGTAGTCACGTTTACGTGTTGCCATGCTAATGCTCCTTATGAAATTCGCATGATTTAACGGGGCACCATCCGCATAGCGGGGTGCGTGTTGGGTTCCACACATCGGCGTCAATAGATGCCGCAATGCGTCCGACTCTCTCGCGGTACTTCCACCACTCGGCATCGGTCTGGTCAACGGTCATGGTGTGCTTGACCATATCGTTCTTCACTACAAAGAGCAACGCTGACTTGATCTCCCGAATGTGGGGGAAGTTGGCGAACACCATGAGCGACATGAGTTTGAGTTGCTCACGATCAGGGTACTTGTTGTTGCCCGTCTTGTAGTCAACCACCCATGCGGTCAAGTTGTCGTCGTCCACGATCAGCAAGTCAGCCACCCCTCTAACCCATGCGTTCTTATCGAACCAGCCCGTAGGCTGTAGGTCTTCGGTCAATGCCATCTGGTACTCGACCAACTTGCGACCGGGCTTTGCCATCAACGCATCGAGCGTCGACTGAACAAACTCAAATTGTTCGGGCAACGGCTCACCTTTACCAACATAGTCTTCGGCTGCCTTGTGCAACTCCTTGCCGTAGATCACTGCTTGAGTCTCTTTGAAGGGGTACTTCTTGAGAATCTTTACCTCGTGGTAACGGCGGGCGCAGCCCTCGTAGTCTTTAAGGGAACTATGGCTCCAAACAACTTTAGTCACTCGAACCTCGCAGTCTCTATTGCTTTGTTTAATCTCTTGGCAAAGCCAGATACGAAACGCTCATTACGATTGAGGTTTTTACACCCCATGTCGTTGAGTATTGCGTGAACTAACTCGTGCCAGAACGTATCGTTTACATCCGTGGTAGCAAACTTCTTGCCTGTCTGTGTGCTTGATAGACCGATCTTGATCTTCTGTTCAGGGTAGTACACCTTGCCCATATAACCTTTCTCGACCATAGCTTCGACAACCTCGACGCTGTACCACTTGTTGCCTACTCTAATTTTCTTTGGTAGTTGCATGCTTCTCCTATTGTTTTGCTAACCCGTATCTACGGTGTGCGCCACCGTCAGCGTCTAGTGGAATCCCCGGCATATACCGTGGCTCCATAGTCATTTGCGCCAAGACCCAAGTCTTAGCGTCATCAACCTCTGCATCTGGCACAACGGCTATTAGTTCGTCGTGCACTGTGCCTTTGACTGGATATCTCTTTGCTACGCGGAGCATCCCGTCAGTCATCACGCATCTTGCTACGCCTTGCGTGACGTTGTTTGTTATCTTACCTGCATACAGTTTAATCGAGTCTTCGCCGTATGTCCACTGCGCCCTACCCTTGTCGTCTTTGGTACGCTTGAGGTCAGGGTACAGCAGGCTCATGCCAGAGGGCAGAATGATCTGCCCCTTCTTGAAGGTCAAACACTTGTAGGTGTATTCCCTACCACCATACAAACTCGTCTCGATCAACTGCCCAAACATGTTCCACATATCCACCACAGGCGTAGCAGTCGAGCGGTAGATGTCGATGATGCGCTTGGATGCCATGCAGTGAATCAGTAATTCTTTCTCTGTGCATGTGTGTGGAATCTCGCGCATCTTGATGACGTTGTCGTCCCACTCAATGAAACGCTCGACGTGCTCTTTAGTAACTCCCAGTTTTTTGGCAAAGGCTATGTCGTACCTGACC